CAAGTCTATACAAGAAGACTTTGAGTTACAAACAGGACAATTAAATGAGTTAAGTATTAAAAGCCAAGCAGCACAAAGAGAATTAAATAGATACACAAAATTCATACAGAACTATGAACTGTCTGCAAAAATTCTTGCAGATCCAATAAAAATGGAAAGGAAAATAAATAATGGTACAAAACATATCATGGAAGAAATCGAGAAACTTAGCAGTACAGTTGACTCTCTTGATGATGGTTTGCAGTTGCAGCCTAATTCCCAGTAAAGAAATAGAAGTTACAGCAAAGCCACTAGAAAGAAAAATAGTGCAGCCAGTCATGCCTAGAGAGATTGATTTGCAAGAGCCTATGTGGATTGTAATAACTCCTGATAACTGGGAAGATCAATTAGCAAGGATAGAAGAACAAGAAGGCGAGTTGGTATTTTTAGCAATGACAATACCAGATTATGAAATCATGGCTTATAACATGCAAGAATTAAAAAGGTATATAAATGAACTTAAAGAAGTTGTTGTGTATTATAGAACAGTTACTACAAATACAGAGGAATAAAAATATGAAGATATCAATAGAAGGATTATCGTTAATTAAAAAGTTTGAAGGTTGTGAATTAAATTCTTATAAATGCGCCGCGGGAGTTGCAACCATTGGTTACGGAAGCACTCATGGAATACAAATGGGTATGTCTATATCTAAAGCAAGAGCGGAAGAATTATTACTAGAAGATATTTCTAAGTTCGAAGATATAGTTGATAAGGCAGTTACAGTTGCTTTAGATCAACATCAATTTGATGCGTTAGTATCTTGGACATTTAACTTAGGTGGTGGCAATCTTAACTCTTCTACTATGTTAAAAGTTATAAATGCAGGTGACTATGAAGATGTACCTGAACAAATTAAAAGATGGAATAAAGCTAATGGTAAAGTATTAGAAGGTCTTATAAGACGTAGAGAAGCAGAAGCTTTACTTTTTGCAGGCAAGGAGTGGCACGAGGTTTAATATGCCATTAACTAAATTACAATTTACTCCAGGCATCAACAAAGAGATGACTGATCTTATGGATAAAGGCGGATGGTCTGATGGTAATTTGGTTAGGTTTAGAAAAGGAATGCCAGAAAAAGTAGGTGGTTGGACTAAAGCAGTTACTGATTCTTACTTAGGAACAGGCAGAGCTTTAATAGCATGGGTTGATTTAGACTACACAAAATATATAGGACTAGGAACAACTTTTAAATACTATGTAAACTCTGGTGCAGATTATTTTGATGTAACACCAATCAGAGCTACAACAACTAATGGTATTGTCTTTGCTGCAACTAATGGCAGTACAACCATTACAGCTACTGACAATGATCATGGAGCTGTAGTAAATGATTTTGTTACTATCAGTGGTGCTGTTAGTTTAGGTGGGGCTATTACTGCCGCTGTATTAAATCAAGAATATCAAGTTACTGCTATACCAAGTGCAGATACATTTACCTTTACAGCTACAGCTACAGCAAATTCAAGTGATAGTGGCAATGGTGGATCAGCTGCCGATGCTGCCTATCAAATTAATGTAGGGCTAGATGTTTATGTGCCATCAACAGGTTGGGGTGCAGGTACATGGGGATCTGGAACCTATGGTTCTGCTAGTGCTTTATCAGAAACAGGACAGCTTAGGCTTTGGTCACATGATGCTTTCGGAGAAGATTTAATACTTAATCCTAGAGCTGGTGGTATTTATTACTGGGATGAATCAAGTGGAACAAGCGCTAGAGCTGTAGCTATTAACACTTTAAGTGGAGCTAATCTTGCGCCAACTCTAGGATTACAAACCATAGTAAGTGATATCGACAGACACGTTATTGTTCTAGGCGCTGATCCTATAATTGGTAGTGCTAGATCAGGCGCTATAGATCCTTTACTTATAGCGTTTTCAGATCAAGAAAGTATTACAAATTGGGAACCAACATCAACAAATACAGCAGGCTCTTTAAGACTATCATCTGGATCACAAATAGTTGGTGGTCTAAGATCAAGACAAGAAATTCTTATTTGGACTGATACTGCTTTATATAGTATGCAGTTTATAGGTGCTCCGTTTACTTTTGGATTAAATCTAGTTAATGAAAACGTAGGACTTATATCTCCTAATGCTATGGTCAATGCACCTGATGGAGTTTATTGGATGGCTAGAGATGGCTTCTACACTTACTCAGGATCTGTTAAGAGATTAGTATGTAGTGTATTAAACTATGTATTAGATGATATTAATAATACACAATCATTTAAAGTATTAGCCTTTACCAATAGAGAGTTTAATGAAGTTGGTTGGTTCTATCCATCTTCTTCTTCTGAAGAAATAGATAGCTATGTAACCTATAACTACCAAGAAGGTGCTTGGAGTATAGGTAAACTTTCAAGAACAGCATGGATGGATGACGGCGTGTTTGAAAAACCTAGAGCTACAGGTAAAGATAGTGATGGCGATGGCTACTTATATATACATGAAAGTTCAGATGACGATGATGGTCAACCTATGGATAATGTTTTTATAGAGTCTGGTGATATAGATATAGAAGAAGGTAATCAGTTAGCTTTTGTAAGCAGAATTATTCCAGATGTTAAATTCTTTGGAGAATCCTCAGCAGAAGCACAGATTAACTTTGTATTAAAAACTCGTAACTTCCCTGGAGACAGCTTAACAACTAACTCAACAAGTATTATTAAAAGCACAACTCAACAAGCATTTACACGTGCTAGAGGCAGACAACTTGTTCTTAGAATTGAGTCAGATGATGATGCGACAGCAGGAAGAACTGGGTTTAAATGGAGATTAGGAGCAAGTAGAATTGATGTTAGAACTGACGGCAGAAGGTAATGGCCAAGCTTCTTGCAACTAGATTACCACAGGCAGGCAATGAGGTTGACGCAAATGTATTCAATAGATTAATAAGAGTACTTGAATTAAACCTAGGGACATTTGATCCAAACTCTACGCCACAGTTTAATGATTCTCAAATTACCACTTTAGCTTTTAATGCAGGTGATGTAATATGGAATACATCTATTGATGTTTTACAGGTTTACACTGGCAATCAATGGATACAGTTACACACTCCGAAGAATCCACAAGGCTTCGAGATGGCTGCATCATTAGGATCTGTTTCCGTACAAACAGACGGAAATATATCAATTAACGTATCTAGTTCTTATGAAGGGTGGAATATAGAAAAATGGTACACTTAAACTAAAATTGTATATAATTTAAGCATGAAGAAAATATCGCAAGGAAACAAGGGGATACAAGCATTAGCTAAAAGTAATCCCTCTTTAGTTGAAAACAAATTTGGTTATGATGTCCCAGGATTTATGTATGGCGGTATGCCTATGAGTTACATGGGCGGCGGTGATGTTCGTTATATGAATGAAGGTGGTATGCCTATGAGTTATATGGGTGGTGGCGATGTTCGTTATATGGCAGAAGGAGGTTTTAATTTTTCTTCTTTAAATAATATGAATCCTAAAACTCCTACAATGACTCCAGGTTCTGTTATAAATTCTTCTCCTATAAATATCCCAGACAATTTTCAAGGAGATGCTAGAGGCATAGAGGCAATACTTTCAGGAGACATGATAGGATCAAATCAAAATAATGTTATGGATCCTAATTTTAAATTTGAACCAGACTTGTCGGTAGAATACGATGAAGAGAATCCTTATGATTTAAGTAAATCAGACTATGATAATTATATGAATGCTACAAGAACAGTAGAAGATGATGCTAGAGATGATTTAAAGTTAGCAGTACAAAGTGCAAAAAATGAGGCTAGTCTTGAAAAAAGAGAAAGAATACTTGAAGGTATAGCATCATTAGGTGAAATAGAAAGCATGGGTGGAATGAACAGTTCTCCTACTATGTCTGGAGGTTATTCTATAGGTGGAACAGGAGCAACTCCAGTTAAGATACAAAGATTTAGAATGGGCGGTATAACAAGCATACAACCTAAATTTAATTTTGAAGATAACTTTGATATTAATGATTACATGGAAAATGTATTAGGTATTACTG